GGCTTCCGGGCGCGGCCGCGAAATTTTCGTCCGGGGCTTTCTTCGGGTGGCCTCTCGATTTCGGGCAAGATCACTTGCATGGGCAGGCCGCCAGTTCCTTCGTCGATCAAGATGCTCCGGGGCGACCCGGGGAAGCGTGGGGTCAATCACTTCGAGCCGGTGCCGCCCCCGGCCGACATGACTCCGCCCGCCGGGCTCGAAGGACTCGCACTTGAGAAGTGGGAGGAGATGACCGCCCTCTTCTCGGCGATGGGCGTCTTCACCCAGGCCGACCGTCACACTCTCCAGAGGTACTGCCTCATGTGGGAGCAGTGGCATGGATTCGAGAAACACTGCCGCGAGCACGGCTCCACACAACTCACGTCCACTGGGTACAGCCAAGTCACTGCGGAGGCGACTCTCGCGAAGTCTCTCAGGAAGGAACTCCTGGAGATCGAGCGACAGTTCGGCATGACTCCGGCTGCCCGATCCTCGATGAAGGTGACCGGTGCCCCTGCCTCCCAAAACCCTCTTGCCGCGTTTGCCCAAAGCAGAAGCAGCCAAGCTGGGGCTTAAGTATTACTTCGACCAGGACAAGGCCGACCACGCCGTCCGTTTCTTCGAGGAGTTCCTGACTCACTCGAAGGGCCAATTCGCAGGCCAGCCGTTCACGCTTCTGTCTTGGCAGAAGCATGACGTCATCGAAGAGATTTTCGGCTGGATGCGAATGGAGTCCGACACCAGGAAGTACCGGGTCGGATACATAGAGGTGCCCAAAAAAAATGGCGTCTTGGCCCCTGCGGCTGGTTGCCGTGGGGGCCAAGACGCCAACAAGGCAAGTCGACTCTTCTCAGCGGCATAGGCCTCTATACGATGGTCGCCGACGGGGAAGCCTCGGCTGAGTGCTTCGGCTGTGCTACATCGCGCGAGCAGGCCTCGATCGTGTACAAGCAGATGAAGGAGCTTGTGCAGTCGAGCCCCTACCTCTCCGAGATGCTGGAGGTGATCGACTCGCGGAAGACGATCGCCTACATCCCGACCCACTCGTTCTGGAAGGTGATTTCGAGCGACGCGGGCCGCCAGGAGGGCTTGAACATCCACTCGCTTTGCTATGACGAGATTCATTCCGCCAAGGACAGGAAGCTCTGGGATGCCGTCCGCTACGGTGGAATCTCCAGGTCACAGAGCCTGATCCTCGCGATCACCACGGCTGGCGTGGACCGCAACTCGATCGGGTTCGAGCTTCACGAACACGCGATGAAAGTCCGGCTCGACCCGAGCTACGACGAGCAGTTCTTTGCCTATGTCGCGGCGGCCGCACCCGAGGACGACTACCGGGACCCCGAGGTCTGGAAAGCGGCGAATCCGTCCTGGGGCGTGACCATGGACGAGGAGTCGTTCCGTGCCGACGTTCGCGATGCCGAGCAGTCGAACAGCCGCCTCGCCTCATTTCTCCGGTACAGGCTCAATGTCTGGACACAGGGAGACGGGAATCGATTCATCAAGCTCGACCAGTGGGAGAAGTGCAAGGGCGACTCCGGGATTCTCGGGGCCGATCGTGTCTGGTACGCGGGCCTCGACCTTGCCCAGACCTGGGACTGCAACGCCTTTGTGGCCGTGAGCAAGGCGAGCGACGGAGTCTTCGACGTCATTTGCCGGTTCTGGATTCCAGGCGAGAACGCCGGAGTCCGGTCCCAGAAGGATGGCGTGCCCTACACGGCCTGGGCCAAGGAGGAGCGTTACGGGTTGACGCTCACCCCTGGGAACACTTGCGACTACGACTTCATCAAGCGAGACATCCTCAAGTTCTGCAAGGAGCGGACCGTCCGGATGATCGCGGTCGACCCACACAACTCCCACTATCTCGTCCAGCAACTTCAGGCGGAGGGCCTGAATGTGCAAGGATTTTCACAAGGGTTCACCAACATGAACCCCGGGACCCGCCTGACCGAGACGATCATTGCGCAGGCACGCCTGCGGACGAACGACAATCCCATCCTGAACTGGATGGCCGGAAACGCCACCACCAAAGAGAACGCCGAGGGCTACGTCAAAGTCGTGAAGCCGAGCCCAACCAGTCCTCTGCGTGTCGACGGAATTGTGGCCCTGATCATGGCGATAGCCGTGGCGAGCGACGCCGAGAACGCCAAGCCAGCACCTGAGCCGGAGATTCTGATCCTATGAGCGAGGAGCGGGTCCTGTCCGACTTTGTCTGGACACCGGAGCGGGGCGAGAACGACCCCGAGGTCCGGAGCATCTCCTGGAACAACCTCCTCCTGTCGGACGAGGTGTACAGCGGGAAGTTCCTGACGGCAGCCGAGATCAGGATCAATCCGGACACGGCACTCCAGTCAACTGTGTTCTTGGCATGCTGCCGGATCATCAGCGAGACAGTGGCCTCGCTCCCCCTACACGTCTACCGTCGACTTAAGAACGGGCACGAGGAGATCGCTCACGACATCCCGCTGTATCACGTCCTGAGCTTCGCGCCCAACTCTTGGCAGACGAAGTTCGAGTTCTTCGAGCAGATGGTCATGGCCCTGACATGCTGGGGCAACTCTTACTCGGAGGTCAATTCAGGAAAGTACGGCTCGGTCACGGAACTCAACAACCTGCACCCGAGCCGGATGCGGGTCGAGCGTCTGGAGAATGGGCGTCTCAAGTACAGCTACAACGACCCGCAGACTGGCCGCCTGCTTCAGTACACGCAGGACCAGATCATGCACGTTCGCTGGACTCCCGAGCCGGACGGCGTGAAGGGCATGGTCCCGGTCGAGATCAGCCGGGACGCGATCGCGCTTTCTCGCGCATGCGAGATTTACGCGAGCAAGTTCTGGGCGAACATGGGCCGCCCCGGCATCGTTCTCCAGACGGACGGAGCCCTCTCTGCCGAGACTGCGGAGCGACTCCGCGACAATTGGGAGAGAATTCATAGGGGCGTTCAAAACGCCTACAAGACGGCAGTCCTCACCAACGGACTGAAAGTCGAATCGTTCGGTGCGACCAATAACGATTCGCAATTTTTGGAGGTCAGGAGATTTCAGTGCGAGGAAATCTGCCGGTGCTTCCGATTGCCTTTGCATTTAGTGCAGGGCCAGTCGGGCGGCAACCTGGAGATTCAGGGCCAGGAGTTCATCAACTACACGCTGATGCCCTGGCTGATTCGCATCGAGCAATCGATCAGCCGATCGCTCATCTATGACGACGCAACCTACTACGCGAAGTTCGATACTCGCGGGCTGCTCCGTGGAGACTCGAATAGCCGGGCGGCTTTCTATTCCACGATGCTCAATCTGGGCATCCTTTCGATCAATGAGTGCCGCCGTGCCGAAGGCCTCGGCCCGCTCGGCCCCGAGGCCGACAAGCATCTCGTCGCAATGAACTTGCAGCCTCTCGAAGAGGCTGTGAAGCCGAAGCCTGATCCTTCGATGATGCCCGGCTTCGGCTCCGGCGCTCCGCCCAAGGCTCCGGGCGGCCCGCCAAGTCTTCCCGAGGTGAAGACCGGCAAGGCTCCGATCGCGTCGCCCAAGGGCGAGGACTCAGCGAAGCGAGCCGAGGCTCGCGAGCTACTCCCGCAAGACGAGAAGCTCGAAGAGGCCCAGCAGGAGATCGCCGAGGAAGACGGCAAGTGGACCAAGGAGTCCGCTCACTACATCGAGAAGAACCCGTTCGCCGCCCGTGGCATCAAGTGTCACAACTGCACGCACTACGTCGAAGAAGGCGGATGCAAGATCGTCTCCGGCACGATCGGCGGAGACGCCATCTGCAAGCTGTGGGTGATCCCGCAGGAGAAGATTGCTCAGGACCCGGAGCAGCGGGCCTTCTGCCCGACCGGCCAAGGCGGTGGCATCGACAACTCATGCGGCTTTAAGTCAGTCGGCGACTCCAAGAACTCTGACCACATCTCCGTGCCGACCGACGAGGAACTCACCCAGGCACTGACGGGCTCGAACAGTTCCAAGGGCACGAAGATTGGCAAGGCCAAGGACCTGCCCGCCGGAACTCCGGTTGCCCTTCGCATCGACATCCCGGCCTACAACTGGTCGACCGACAACATGGGGAAGGGCGTCTACGCCGTCACTGTCCACGAGGACAAGAGCGGCAAGTCTTTTGGGTCCCCGATCGGATACGAGTCGATGGCTCGCCTGTCTGGCCCGGTGACGTTCGCGTCGAAGGAAAAAGGCGCAGCGAAGATCGCCTCCGGCGAGAGCAACAAGTTCCCAGTCGCCACCGTGAAAGGCGCGTTCGATCCGTCTCGCGTGATCCCTCCGGACATCGACTCCTGGACTCCGGTCGGGTATGACCCGAAGAAGGCGGCCTACTTCTACGACAAGAAGACCGGCCAGGAGATTGTCTCCGGCACTGACGCCGTGAGCGTCGGAAACACTGTCTTCACCCGCGAGCCAAAGTACGGAACCAGGAACGCGAAGAGCCAGTATCGTTCGCTCGAAGAGATGTTCGCATCGGACTCGTGGGGCCTGGAGTCGCGTGGCTTCTGCCCGACCGGCGAAGGCGGCGGCATCGACAACTCCTGCGGGAAAGACGAAGGCGGCGGAGGCGAGCCCGATAAAGGCGGCGGCGAACCCAAGGGCGGCGGCGACTGCCCGAAGCCGTGCCACAGCACAGACGTCACGGCAGACAAAAACAAAGACGGCGTGACCGACACCGCGAGAGTGGGAGTTCCGGCTTTTGACGTTCCTCCTCCCCCGCCGATCCCAAGAATTCCAAATCTCGATGAACGCGCTCGCGCGGCGGAAGAGTCTTTCGTGTCGCACTTCGAGAGCGATCCCGAGGGGGTTGCCTCGCAGTTCCGGGCACTCGTAGCCAAGCAGGGCGACCCGCCAACCTTTGGAACCGATGACGCAAAGTGCCTGACGGACGTGTGGTCGGAGCCCGATCCAGAGAAACGTGCCGAGAACCGCGCCACCCTGAACACGGCCCTCCACCAGTGTGCTAACGCCATCGCGAAGCGAGCGTTCCTGGATCACCTCGACACGCTCAAGAAGGGCGACTCGATCATGGTGACGGTCGGCGGGTGCGGCGCCGGAAAGGGCTTCGCCTTGAAGAACAACCCCGACGCCCTGGAGTTGAAGAATCAATCCAAGGCCATTTGGGATTCGGCTGGGGATCAGAACGCAACCGAGAATCCGTGGATTCAGGCCGAGGCGGAGAAGCGGGGGCTCAGCGTCACCTACGTCTACGTTCACGCCGATCCGAAGGTGCAGTGGGCTGATCCGAATCGTGGCGTCGTGAAGCGAGCAAGCGACCCGAAGGACGGCCGCATGGTCGACGCCAAGGTGTTCGCCGACAGCTACGCGATCGGAGCGAAGAACCATCACGCCTTCCATCAGGCGAACAAAGATAACCCCGCCGCGAAGTTCGTGTTCCTCGACAACACGGGCAAGCCCAAGGCGATCCCAGGCGTTCCAAAGGAGGCCCTCGAACTCGACTCCGGAGAGCTTGCGTCGTTCGCCGAGAAGGAAGTCGAGAAGGCCCAAGCCCCGGAGCGGGTGAAGAAGGGTGCTCTTGCAGGGAGGCGAATCTGGAAGAAATGAGTGCAGCAGAAAAAGCAACTCAACTGATCGAAGAGATCAAGGCTGCCGTCGGCATCTCCGACTCGGATGATCTCGCCAAGTGGTGGGACGAAGACGCAGAGCGTCTCAACAAGATGGCCGAGGACGCCAGGAAGATTGCCGTCAAGGTTCCGGAGTCTCGCGCCTTCTGCCCGACAGGCGAGGGCAGCGGTGTCGACAACTCGTGCAGTTCTTCACAGGGCGGCACCTCGTGGATGAGCAGCGAAGAGCACGACTACGTCTACACGCCCGGCGAGAGCAAGGGGCGTAGCCCGGTCGTCGGCGGCGACAGCATCAAGTCGATAAAAATCGAAAATCCGAGCGACGTCGCGTCCAGGATGAAGGAACTGAAAATAAAAAGACTGACAGAAGTCGTGGCAATGACGGGCGGTTTGACTCGCGATGCCGAAACTTTTGTTTTTGCCGACGTCGATTCCGAAGAGCCTCGGATTGTTGTCACCTCGGACATTCCTGTTGACCCGTCCGACGAGTCTCGCGGACTGATGAGCGCGCAGGCGTCTATCAGCGTTGACGAAAATGGAAATCGTTTTGCCGAGTACGGCTTGTTGACGGCAAGCTCCGCCGCCGGTTCCGCCGACTTTACAGGCGACGATGCCGCACGGGCGGCCTCCATTTTGATGGAGAAGTTCCCCGAGTCTTTGGCCGCCGCAGAAAAGGCAGGCCTTGACTACGCGTCGATGCTTGCGGCCGGAGACCCCGAGAGCGAGTTGCACGGCTATCGTCTCTGGCCCAGATTCGGCTTCGACGGCGTCATCGAAGACGACGTTCGCAACTCCATCCCGAAGAGCCTGATTCCGCATGATCGTCCAGTGACGGTTCAGGAACTGGTGTCGACTCCTGCCGGGGACAAGTGGTGGAACGAGAACGGAATCTCGATGGAGATGAAGCTCGACTTCAAGGACAAGAAGTCACTCGGGTACGAGCGATTCAAAAAGTCCATGGCCCTTGCGAAGAAGCTGAAGAAACGCAACGAGGGCAGAACTCTTTTTGACGTCATGCCGCAAGAGTTCCGGGCTTTCTGCGCCACGGGAGACGGCGGCGGGATCGACAACTCATGCAGCCCAGGCGGAAGCGGCGGGGGTCAGGGCTCCAAGTCTCCGCCCAATCGCGCGTCCACCAGGGAGGTGCTCGACGAAATTCTCAGGAGCATCGAGGCGACTGGCGGCTACTCGGTGAACCCGATCACGGCAGAGAGTCCGACCACGGGCTTCATGTGCTCGACGGTTCCCAACGCCGAAAAAGTCATCGACAGCAAGGAGGAGGTGACCGAGAAGGTCATCGACGCCTACTTCGATCAGCACCGGGACTATCTTTCTACCCGCCCGAAGCTACACTTAGGGGGCTGGATCGATGCCGCCTCCGGCAAGGTTTACCTCGACCTGTCGGAGCGTTTCGAGACGGTAGAAGAGGCGACGAAGGCTGCGATCGAGCACAAGCAGATCGCGATTTGGGACCTTGCCAACAAGAAAGAGATCAGGATCAACCATGGCGACAGCAGATCAGCAAAAGCAGATGGTGAGATTCGACTTCGCGCCCGGGGCAACGTCGAAGCAGATCGCAGAGGCGATCGAGGCCGCACGAAAGAAGGCGGTCAAGGAGTACGCGGAAGCGAAGGCCGCGCGTTCTGCGCAACAGGAGAAGGCGGCGGAGTAGACAACTCCTGCGGCAGCGACGGTGATTCCGCTGCTTCTCAGTGGTCGGCCGTCACGACCGGCGACGACGGTCCGGTCGCCGTGATCGCGGACACCGCGTCCAGCCCATCCAAGTCCGGATGGAAGCGTGCGGCTGGCTCGGTGACCTGGGACCGAGAGGACCTCCAGTCCTCGAAGAGCCCTGCCCCCTCGGCAGCCAGCCTCGGCAGCTTGACGATCGTCGGCGGCCGTTGGGCGAATGAGGCGCTCTCCAACGTCGGCGTCTCTCTCGACGACGCGATTCAGACGCTGAGCTTTCCTGACGAGTCGTCCAACGCTGTCGTCGTCCCGGGCGAGGCCACCCAGGCGTTCGACATAATGTCTGGAAAAGACAACAAGGTCGGATACTTGGACGAGATCACGGTGACGACCGTGTCGACCATCGGAGACTCCGATTCTCGCAATCACGGAATGGCGTCACTGCGGAGGCATGAGGACGGAACTCTGGAGATGAAGCTCGTCGGGCTCCTTGTCTCCGACGACGTGCAACAGAACAACCGGATCGCAGCCGCGAGGCGGATTCTCGATCAGGTCCCGCGAATGATCGCGAACGCCGAGCGGATCGGCGTCGACGTCGTGACTCTCCGGGCCGCCGGAGAAGAGGGAAACAAGAAGTACCAGGGATACAAAATTTGGCCCCGCCTCGGATTCGACGGAATGATCCCGAGGAATCTGGTGACGAACAAGTACACGCTGATGAAGGGCGTGTTTAACAGCTACGGCGACCGTATTCCGGATTCGATTCTCTCCCCTCGCGCAAGAGAGGAGAAGGCTCAAGGCAAGCTCACCATTCAGGCCCTCTACGAGACAAAGGGAGGTCAGCGGTGGTGGGAGCGAAACGGCGGAGACATGGCCATGTCTCTCAGCCTTCGTGATGGCGACAGCCCAGGCATGAAGACGTTTCAGAAGGTTAGAGAGCGAGTCGGCGCCCGGAGTTTCGCCGATTTTCTGCTCGGCGAAAGCCCGGAGCGAGAGCTTGCCTGGAGCGAAATCCGCGCCGAGGCGAGGGCCTACTGCCCGACGGGCGAGGGCGGCGGCGTCGACAACTCGTGCAGCAGCAAGGACGGCGGCGCAGCCACCAGCGACACTCCAGCACAAAAAGACATCCCGCTAGGAAACGTGCGTCGGCAGGACGTTCTCTTGAACGGAGGAAAGTCGACGGCAGCGATAGACTCTGAGGCAACTGCCCGCGCGAAGCAGGACCTGATCGACAACCCTCCGCCAGCCGGTTCCCCGCCCGGCAGCACGGCAGACTTATACGGAAGAGAGTTCGTTCGCAGGGACGACCCTGAGCGTCCGTCAAAGATCACGAGCCATAGCCCCGTCTTCACCGACGACGACCTTGCCCAGAACGGCATCTACATTTCGCACGACGCGGTTGGGAGGTTTTTGGCAGGAAGAGGAGAGGATGCGAGAAGGGCTGTCGGCGGCGAGGGACCGGGCGCGATCATCGACACGCGGAGAGGCCTGCCTCCCGAGCAGTTCGAGCACGTCGTCGCCGCCCTCAAGCGAGACGTCGATCGGGCATACGAGGAGGGCCGAAACCCAGGCTTCTACAGCACGGACATTGCTGAGTGCATGGAGACCATGTCCGGCTTTTACCCGGAGCTAAAGAATCCCGAAGAGGCTTCAAGAAGGGGCACCACGCCAGAGGATGCTTCGTTCGTGTTCACGATGATCACAGCGATCACCTCGAATGGCACGGACCCGGCGTTGAACCTTGAGTCGGCAGACGCGATCTATCGGCTGTACCGTGAGCACGGATCGATCCGCACGAGCGATGACCTCATGGGCGGCGAGAGGTCGAAAGAAATTAAGAACTCCCTCGAACGCTTCCAGGCGATGATCGACGAGTTCGGAGAAGCCCGCGTCCGCGCGATCCTGTCTG